CAGACTGACTGTGCTGGAATAGCAGAATAGCTATACCTGGACGAGTTGCGCTGATACGGTCAAGTAAATCTTTAGATAACTCTAAAGCTTTACTTTTCCGTATAGCTTTCGGTTTCTCCCCAAAGCATCATGAAAGACGAGTCATTTCCCCGTACGCGAGTTTTAAACGCGTAACAAAGTCATCAGTGTCTTCAATATGAGCGGCAGACTCCATGAGTCTTTCACTCAAATTGCCTAAAAGACACTGGCAACTTGGGAAATGATAGAGAGGTGTACCAAAAGAATAGAATCTTCTATACTTTCTGTACATAATCTCATCGTCTTGTAATGCTTTAAGTCAACCCTTGGTTAGCTTAGAATCAATTAATTCGTTTAAAACCGAATTAACTCATTCTCGGCTTCTAGTGTCTAACGAATCTACAGCCGTAGCCAAAAGGCTAGGTGATAGATCTTGCACTAGATTAAGACCAAACCAGCTAACTAAATCTCAATAACTAGACTTCAACTTACGGTTTCATATAGAACCCTTAAGGGGAGTCTTATTAAAGAGTTTGGTTAGCTGTTCATGGAACACTGCCACGTCCAAGTCCTCAAAGATATGGTAATTCATTACCATATCTTTAAAGGTGTTCGGAGATTTTATAAACTCAAGAAGAGACTTTGGTCCAATAGGACTAAAATCAATTCCGTGAATAAATAACTTCTTTGCGAACTCACAAACTCCACTTGAAGAAACTAATGATTTAGACATATTAATATCTACACCTAATAGTTTCATAACCATCAAGTAGGAATCTGCAACTTGTTTATCGGCGATAACAATATCATCACCTAATACAGCGTAGTCTGAGAATCAATCTTTATGACCGACTCTGAGAGCTGCCACTTGTACTAAACAATGATGAGTTAATGCCAACATGGCTCAGCTAGATAAAGCACCCATAGGCTGTCCAACAGCATAACGGTAAACTCCGTTATAAGGTTGGAAATCCGGATCATCAGATTCCAAATGATAATCCCGGTTCACAAGTAAATCAGCTCAAAGTTGAGCTGTCTCTGGGCTATCATAAAGATAACCAAGAACTTGAACTTGTACATCTATGGGGAGTCTATCCGTGGCCGCGCTTAAATCAAAACTAAATAAGTCCTTATGGCCTTTATCATATAAAATCTTAATAGGTTTTAATTGATCAAAGGTACCATCACTAGGGATATTCGACAAAATGTTGAATAATGCCTTGTGGAGGGGACTCATTAAAGATTGAGTTCAAGCGTCAACCATGGCAAAGACTCTAACTTTTCCAGCTGGTTCCATTTTAAGGCTTAGCTTACCAAGTTTCAGTAGGCCCGGACTTGAAGGACCACATTGTCACTCTGCTTCTCACTCCTCTTTGTGAGGGTAGGTTGCTATGTGATCAATCTCGTCTTTTAATTTAAGTCATAAATCTATGCACCCCGTTGCCTTCGAAAAGGCTTCGAATAGTGCCAGAGAGGTTGGATATTTCGATAATGCTAATGCATCTACCGGATAACCCAACATCTGAGATTTACAATTAGGACCTGCTGTGGTCAGAGTTAGAAGTGACTGCGCTCTCGTGTACGAACTTTTGTTCATGTTAAAGTATTCATTGGCTTTGGTACCAATGAATTGATTTAACCGCGAGAATATAAAGTTAAGCTCTGGGATGGTGGTTACCATACCAGAACTAGGACTAGTTATAGTCTCTAACTTAATTTTAGGCGCAGCTGACATAACTCTGAATACCGACAAGATCGTCAGGACAACCTTAATCACTATTCTGGACCGCTTCTCTATTTCTAGACGAAGTTCTCCAGGTATTATTAAAGGAAGTCCACGACGGGTAGCCACCCGAGGCTCAGAAAGAGATTCGGGTGACTCTCCACCAAGTGTCTTCTGACAAAGTCTAAGACACTCTTTCAAATACTGGACTGTGAAAGTAGTACCGTTAGAACGATACGTTTTCATTATCCGATTTGCTAGCTTCATATAGCTAGGGTAGAGAGAGCTATTGTGTTCTCCCAGTAGTCAGACTGCAAACTTAACAAATTTGTTAAACAAATTTAATGAGAATGCATTCATGATTACAGATGGAGGTGTCTTATCTCCTGACCGGAGAATAGGATCCGAAACTTATAATTTCTTATAAGTCCATAGGTAACCAAGCCAGACATTGTGAGAGCAAACTGACCGTTTGATCACGGATATCTAGGCTCTTCCCCTAAAGCTACTGGAAACCTCTAGTAGCCTTAGTTATGAGTAATTGATATTTCTATCGAAAGCATCAGGGATATGGCACGAGCAGTGGCGACACAAGTCGCAAATTTGG